TCATCCTCAAGATAATAGCTTTGGATAGTTGAGATTCTAACCCTCTATACTCACTGCCCCCAATCATTCCTCTTTGGGGGCTATCTTCATTCCCATGCGCCCCTTTTTTAGCACAAAGTTTTTTAAAAGCTTCACTTAAATTCTTTTTACAAATAACTCCTAAAGCTTCGAATGATTTTCTTAAGAGAGTAGTTAATTTTGGAGCGTTTATAAACCCTAAAGTCTTAAATAAAAAACCTAATTCTCCCTTCGCGGCCTCACCAGCATCTACAGCCGCAGCAGAGTCGGTCTCTTCGGTTCCATCTTCTCCTATGAATTTTTTTAAAAAATTCATATAATTTTTTGGACTAGCTTTTAGCTGAGGAGACAACTCTAAACTTTGACCATCTCCTATGGCTACCTCTCCAAATTCTTTTCCTGAACTAGCTTTAACAACATTCTGCTGTATCTCTGATGCCTGTTGACCCACTCTCTCCCCTGTTTCAGCGTCATGTCGCGGCAGTGCTGCGGCAGCAAGCCAAACTTTCATTGTTGTCCCTGGTTTCGTTTCTCCAGCCCAAGGAGTTTCGAACGTAGCTTGTTGAAATTGTGCATAATTTGTTTTAAGCCAATCCAAAGCGACCGTCTCTCCTTGCATTGCATCTTGCACATTTTGCTGCTCTGATTCTTGATTCTCTGCTTCACTAATATATCTAAGCTTAAAAGATCTCTTTTTAAGCTNTTTATAACTCGCTAATAATTCTGTAAAATAATCCATATATTATAATAGAAAATGTAGAGAAGGCTCAGTCTAAAATTATATAGACTGAGCCTATTCAAGGTTACGCTATCGTGTTCAAGTTAAACTGTATAATTTCTTTGTTGCATAAAATCATACTTAAAAGTAACATCTATTGTGTGGAAATCATTAGTAGAATAATTAAATTCTCCAGCGGACCATTTGGTAGGCCAAACTCCAAACAAATCTACAGAAGCATGTGGAGTCATTTGATTATCTAATTGAATTACTTCAACTAAATTCATTTTAAAAGAAGCTCCAGGCTCACTAGCGTTTACATGCCTTGTCATTTCCCCAGTAAGAGGATCGTAGATATCGCTAAAGTATTGCCAAAGCTCTGTACCTGTCCGTCTTAAATAAGTATTATCAAAAGTTACCACCATATCCCCAGGAGTAGGTCTACCAGGATAGAAAACTTTATCATTTACTCTGTTAACAGGGATAGCTTCTAACGCCATCTCCAACCCTGTTACCTTTTTAGCAGCTAACGTAAATGATTTAGGTGAGTCATTGTTTACACCTGGAGAAACTTGAAAATGAACCTCAAACTGGTAAGCTCTTACTGAATCAAGTTCTGTTGAGATCCAGGGTAATCCAGCACCATGATCGAAAGTACGATCAAACTCGCTCTTATAATATGAATTGGGTGTACCGTGTGACATAATTTAAACTCCTATAAATTTCCTAACTGTGCAGATTGATTCGTTACATTAATTTCGAAAATAAGAATCTCTGCGGATTTTGTGGGCTTCACAAGAACTTTACACCAAAGCTCGTTTCGATCTACCCTCACTGGTGTATTTACTGTCTCATCGCAAACAACACGGAATTCTGTTATCCCACGCCTCTTACGGATATCATCCAAGAAAGGATTAAGAAGAGCTTCAATTTGTGACCAAGTAAAGGAATCATTAGGTTCAAATACAAATCTCCTTGTGGAAGCCATAATTATCTTTCTAATATAGATCATCAATCTACGAACATTGATTCTATCAAGAGCCGTAGGCGATCTTTGAGCAGTCCTTTGCCCGAAGATAGTAATTCCTTGTTGTGGGAAAGCAACGATTGGATTAACAACATTACCACCACTGTACAGTGCATCTCTATCCCCTTGGCTTAGTTTTAATTCTGTATCTGTAGGCTTGGTTAGTCTACCTCGCTGGAATCCTGCGGGAGCAATCCAACTATCAGCCACAGCATCAGTATATGCCATTTGTCTAGCAGCAAAAATAGTAGGATCAAACCATCTATCTTTCCCGTCAAAGACACTGAATACTTTTAAGTGTGGGAAGTAAACAGCAGCATATGAACTATTTAGTGCAGCAGTTCTTGAACCAGCCGTACTAGAAGATCTTCCATTAGTCCAATCAATAGCATCCTGTGCTGTTCCAATTCCATATGGAGGTGCTACCAGAGCGATAAAGTCTTGAGTAGTTTCCGCTAAGGTGATAAGATTATTTTGAACGGCTTGAGTATAAATCCCAGGAACTAATGCAATTCCTACATTGATAGTCTCATCATCCAAAGCTTGCATCCCAGTCTTAGGATCTACAGAAGCGTTTCCAATAAGAGCAGCAGTATTTTCTGCACCATTACTGCCTCCTGTCATTGCTTGCCCTGTATCATTAACGAGCTTAATCCATCTACCTCCCCCGCCTTCGCCATCCAGGTTCCCCTGCACATAATTTGAAACAGCAGTGCCTGCTCCATTAGGATTTTTAACAGGATCTAACCATTGACTTTGCACATCAAATGCCGCAGTATCATTCCCAAATATTAGGTTAGATATAGTATCTCCATAGTTTGCATTAGCCGTAACTGCAACGTCTGTATTTTCGTAAGTAATATTACCTTTAATTATATCAGAGGTAAGGTTGGTCTCACCAGTATTAATAATATCCTCAAGGAAACTTCCTGATGCTTGAAGACTTACTTGGAATTGTTCTTCAGTCACACCATCTTGATTAATTTTAACTAAGAAAAGATCACTACCGAAATCTTCTATTCCTACCCCATTTCCACTAGTAGTTCCATCTGTCCTAAGTCCTTGATTATAACCTGCCCCTTCGTAAAGAGATATTACACTGTAATTACAAGAACTCGTTCCTGTATTAAGGAAGGTGGATCCATATGCCCTAACCGCTGAAGCACCAGTATCTGTAGCTCCATCCTGACCTCCCGATGAAGCTCCATAATCAGTAACCACAGGAGCACTTACAGGAATTAAAGCTGAAAGTCCATCTGTACTTCCATCATCCGTAAAGGAAGCATTATTATAAGCAGATACTCCTATGGAAGCTCCCGACCCAGCATAAGCCCCCACTAAAGCACCCGATAAACCTAATGTGGTATAACCCGTTCCATTATCAAAACACCCGACCTTATCTGCCTGTAGGGATCCTCCTACAACTGCTGCAATAGCCTGAGCCTGTCCTGAAGTGGCTGTACCTGTTGGAATAGAGAATTCTCTTGGAGTATTATATTGTGCCACCCCATTATTATCAAATACTTGAATCTTTAGATAAAGCGCCACATCAATTCCAAAGCCTGATGTAGCAGTTGATGTCCTAGAGTTAGGACCTCCAGAAACTAGAACCGCAGGGCATGAACCAAACGACATTAATGCTGATGCGTCTGTAGCTCCTGTACCCACTGCTCGGATAAAGTATAAATTACTTGTCTGCTCTAGAATCTCTAAGGATCCTTCTAAAGCCTGCCCAGGAAGACCCTCACTAGGCTCACCAAAATTCCTAATTAAACTATTCTGGCTTGTAATTAAAGTTGCTTTATTTGTAGGACCTTTTCCAGCAAAACCTACAACCCCTACAATAGAAGTATTAATAGAAGGGGTGTATTCAGAAATATCCTTCTCAACAGTATAGACACCTGGGCTTACGTAATTAACCATTTGTTATCTCCTAAGAGTTTGAAATATTAAAAATTCGTCTACGATGAAGCGTTTTAATTTGCTCACTAATATAATGATCAGGGACAACAAGAGACTCCCCTGGCTTCATCCAAACTTCTTTACATCCTTTTTCTGTACTAAAAAATACAGTGAAGGTCTGTAGGCTATCATTTTTAACGGTTTTCATAATTTTGTCTCCTATTCTTATTTACTATAGTAAATTACTTTTTTTGATAACTTTTTTTAGGTAACTGTAAATGACATAGAAGGGAACCAATTTGCTTCATTAGGTTCACCTACCTCCTGGTGTATATCTGGGTACACCCCATAATAAGAGGGGAAAGTAGTAGCTAAATTATTCCAGTATATATCTGTGTTTAAGGTAAACACACCTTGATGGCTCTCTCCCGCTGCTAAACCATCCACAACTTCGCCATTTAACAGAGTAGCCCCCAGCAATGCTGCCGCTTCGGTCTCCAGGTTGAAAGGCCCAGCAGGGTTAAGATAAATATCATCGGGATTATCATTTTGTGTAGGAGTCCTATAGAAGCCTACAGTAAATGGACCCGCATCTCCTGGACCGTAGTTTACTACAGTATAATTAAACAATACCCCTGGGGATGGAGCAATATAAACAGTAGGCATTANATCAACATCTAATGGAGGAGAATTAGCTATCGCTGTGGGAGGAGTAATTGTAAAAACAGTTATAGCAAGATTAGATGCTACAATTCCTGTTTCATCTGGGACTGTACCATCAGCAAATCCAGTTGCCCCAAAAACATTCATAGACCCCACTATATTAGTTGTTACCGCACAATGAAGAGGATCTAAGGGACACGGAGCATGAGGTAAAATTATATCGCCAGGGAGAGAAGCATTATAATTTTCAATAAATATATTTTGAGCCCCAGGTCCTTGTATTAATCCTCCCCCTGCATGATCTCCACTATAGGTTCTACATGCACCTGTTCCATTTATATAAACAGTATTACTTCCCGTCTGAAGATGGGTTATACAAGTAGCGGCAATATCAGCACGCTCTAGCCCAGGCATTATAAGGTAATCTCCATGTTGACTTTTTCGATTTTACCTGTAGCTGTTACTAAGAACTTAGGAGTAGGAATATAAGTTCTTACTACTATATTTATAGCCTTTTGTAATACTCTATCGTCCTTATCCGCTGCTGATACATTTCCTACATCATCCTCACTCTCAATAAATCCTTTAGTAGCAGTTGAAAATTTAGTAGGTACTCCCATCTCAGGATTAAATTTTATTCTTACTTGTTCTAAAATCTGATCCATGTCTGCCATATATTTCGTCCAGATGTTTAGTTGGTATCTAATATTAATTGCTCTTGGAGCAAAACTTAAAATTCTAAATGCTCTATTCTTTTCGGCACTCCATATTTTATCATGCACCAACAGGCTGTCGTACCGTCTTCTCGTTTGATCATTATCAGAAGTAGTTTGCGAAATAGATAAAACTGGAAGAATAATATTATTTTCTTGTTTCAATTTGGCGACGGCACGTTCAGCATTAGCATGCATACATTTAATATTTATAAACTTCTCTTCTGAACTAATATATCCCACATCATTAAAAGATACAATCATTGCACGTAATAGTTCTTTATATACGTAAGATATATTACTCTCAGCCTGGGTCATTTTGTACAATTTTTTTCTAACCCCACCTTCTCTAGTATCCCAACTAGCATTTTTACTTGGAGGGTAGGATTCAATAGTAGATAGATCTATATTAATCGCAGATTCAATGCTTGTACCACTAGAAGCCACTCTCACCTCCTGCGTAGCCTCCTAGCTCATCAGAGGCCTCCAAGATAGGAGTGTCCTGTACGTCTGGTGCGTCCCGTAGGAGCCTTGCAGAGCACGCTAGATGGTACACCCCATAAGCCTCAAAACTATCCTCTACAACCTCAAAGATCTCATAGGATTGGTCCTGGAAAGCAGGCTTAACTATATCCCCAGGAATTACCGCACGCCCTAGCTTACGCTCGATATAACTCTTATTAAATGTGAATAACTGATCATTGGTTAATTGAATACCAAACTGAGTTAACTCCTCACTCATAGCAATAGGCTCGTAATGACCATGTACCACAATAGCATTCTTAGCTACGGGTTTATTTCTAGATTCCATGTAGACAGGATCATAATCATCAGTTTGAAAATACTTATATAGATAGAACTTGGAACCAGCTAGACGAATCAGTTCATCGTCTACTAAATTGAAAAGATTTATATCAGCATTATTCTGATCAAATAGACTAAGTAAGCTGTCCTCACCATCAAGGTCAGGAAGCTCTGGTAGTTTAGTTGTTACTTTCCAATTTTTTTTAGACATTTAATTATTTAGGGTCTTCTGGGAGTTGTTCCTTCTTTAGATGTGCCCTTGCCTCTGCCTGTGGGCCTCTGTCCAGCCTCCCGCGCCTTCTTCTGTGCAAGAAGGTGTCCAGCATCAGGGTTCGACCCAGGAACTTTAGCCCTGGTTCGTGCCGCTTCATCTTCTACATCTGCCTGAACTTGCGGATCAACTCCTCCAGGGCCAGGTTTTGTGGCTGCCACCTTAGAAGCAGGTATGCCCTCATATCTTTTATGAACTGAAGAAAGTTCTCGACCAGCACGTTCAGCAACTTCATAAAGAATTCTTCCTATTCTTTGGTACTCAGTCCAAGCTCTTAGTGCTGGCTTTTGTTGTTCCTCTCCTGGTGGTCTTTTCACGGGTAATGGATTCTTAAGGCGTGCTACCTCTTGTTTTGCAGCCTCTGCCCCTGTTGTGGTTTGGCCCCTCTGACCTCCGTTCCCGTTCCCGTTCCCGTTTCCGTTTCCGTTTCCTCCCGTGGTTGTCACTCTTCCCCCTGGGCTCGGGTGTGGCCCTTGGGCTTTGGTCCTCATTTTTACTTTTTGCGGCGTGTAACGCTGCGGCGAGGTGCTTTCCATTAAAGCTTGTACATATCTATTCATTTTTATATTCATAATATTTTCCTAATAAGTTGTGAAGGCGGGTGGCTCTTCAATCTCATGAAGAAGTTCTTCTTTTAACTTCTCTTTTTCTTGTATACTTTGTTGAATCAAAGCTTGTCCATTCAGTTGTGCTCCTCCTCCAGGCGAGGGAAGTGTCCGATATTTTCCACGCACTTCTCCTAAAATTCCCATAGAAACTGCGAGAGCATATCGTTGAATCCAATTTCTATAGTAAGGATGAAGGGTAGCTGCATCTAAGGCTCTATAAACCAAGATAACAGTTTGTGTATTCATAATAGGGGTGGGATATAATTGTAGAACATTACCATTTATAATATCCCAAGCTCCTTCTTGGCTAAGAACTTTTCTAATCATCTCTAAGTGAGTTTGCATTAGATAAAAATCAGAAACACTAAAGTTACTAAAGAGGAAATTATCCTGAAAATATTTAATAAAGAAATCAAACTCTAATGAACCTGCCATGTTTTGGATACTTAGGAGACTCTTCTTATATACAACATAGCTTAAATTATAGGCTATGTGCATTGGAAGAATATAAGCGTTCACTCCCCCTGAACATTCAAAGGAAGCCACCTGAGTAGTCCAGAAAGGAGCATGATAATCTAGATTAGTAACAGCTTCATCTATCGCTGTCTTCAGTTGATAGTCTGTAAGCTCTACTCTAACTACTGGATGCCCCAGCCTAGCCAAAATAAAATCTCTAATAGTTTCTTCAAATTTTGAAAATTCTACAGGCTCTCCTAGAGTAGTTATATTTAGTTTACTAGCATCTATAGCTGTAGAATAAATATCTGTGTCCCCTAATAACCTACCTCCATAGGCTCCAAAGGTATCTCCATATCCTAATAACTTAGGATCAACCCTGGGTGCTGCTGCTAGTCGTGCCATTTATTTTCTTTGCTTCTAATGACTCAGTGAAAGACTTTTTCTTTGATCGGCCTTTTTTTTGTAATACTATCGTCTGTTTTTTTTCTTTTATAAGCTCAAGATGTCGAGATTCAACNGGGTGGGATGCTTCAAAAAATTCTCCTGGTCTAATCTCAACAATATCATCATTAACATAAAGTAGCATATTCCATCTACATTTACTTCTGTATTTATACATAAAACCCTCTAATGTATATAGGAAAGAAAAAGAGAGCCAGGGGATTTTATTTTCCCCTAGCTCTCTTGTATTATTGCTCTACTTCAGATTAGCGAGGTACGCCAACACTGTTAATTGAAGTATTCCTAGCGAATGGCTGGTAGAGATAGTTAGCCGTAGGACCAACAATTCTAACAATCCGATAGTACCTGTTGTATGGCTCGATAGTAGCTTTACCGTAACGAGTCAAGATACCCTTCCTAGGCTGGAAGGTCTCAGGATCAACGATAGTTGGTAACTGCTGGAGAGGAATGTATGGAGCATAGACAAAGCCTGAATCCATAGCATTAGCTCCCTTGTAGCCAACCATAATCTCGTCCTGTGGGTACATAGGATCAACATATAGATCGTAACGACCCATAAACTTACCCTTGTACTCAATACTATTCCTACCAATATTGGTAGGACCATCTCGCCGCTCTACGCCACCTTCAAGTTTAGAAGCACTCTCTAGAAGTGAACAAACCAGAGGAGAGGTAAGTAGCCAACTACCTGCACCGCGCATGGTCGTGCGATAAATATCTTGCGAAGCAAGGTTNATTACCGCAAGCAGGTTGGAGTATANTTCTCCAACGTGACGAGGATACATACCNAGATCCGTCTGACTAAAATCACAAATGAACACATTCGANTCAGGGATATGAGNCCCTAAGGAAACAGAAGTTCCTGTTCCTTCAGCCCCGTTAAAATCGTAGGTGAACTGAGAGGGAACGAATACATTCGATCCAGCAGCACCCTCAATGTCACCATCAGCCCTGCTAATACCTGGGAAGTGCGATGCATCACCCATACTAATGTAACGATCCTGGTTTGTATTCAGATTAACTCCACCAAGATCAGTATTGTGAAGACCATAAGCAATCATCCGAACGTCTTCAATGATTTCGCGGTCGATCTCAAGTTGAAGTTCTTTTGAAAGGAGATCAGTAAGCTCACGCTCTAGATCTAGGTTATGGTACGCTTTAAGGTCTTGTGAAGCCTCAAGAGTCCATAGAGCCCGCATCTTACGAGTGTTAGCTACGATAGCCTGTTGCTCAATGTGGAAGGTCATCTCTGGAATACCAGTTCCAGCAAGACGCTCACCAGCCGAAAGCTGGAAGCCCATTACAGAAGAAGTATTGGGCCATGCAGCAATTCGGCCACCCATAGTACCCGATCCAGCACCAGCACCAAAGATCTGAGCACCCGAACCAGCTAGGACGTTAGAAACATCGAAGCCACTAGAAGCATAGTCACCGTCTAGACCGATGCCCGTACCTACACCAGTATCAGTTACGAAAGTACCGTCGCCCTCGACAACAGCGTTCGATGCAGAGGTTGCAAGAGAACCAATAGCAGAAGCTGTTAGGCCCCGATATGTAAGGTTAAACTTGCTGTAAACTGTCTGGATATTAGCTCCAGAAGCTCTGTCGTTACCAATATAAAATACTTGGCTAACTGGGCCTTGCATAGGCTGAACACCAACAATGCTGTTGGCAATAAGTTCAGGGTATACTCGGCGTACAAGAGGGAAAGCAAACTTTTGGAAAGTACCAAGCTGACCAGTTGTGGTGGTAGCAGCGGTAATCGCCTCAGAAAGCCTATCCTCTACAATAGATTTAGCTTGGTTCTCAAGAAGTTGAGCAGTTACTCTACGGGTATATTCGTTTTCGATTCCCTCAAGTACAGGCTCCCATTTTTGGACCAGCTTTTCATCGTGCATATACATTCCTGTTTCCATAATAAAATAATTCCTTTTTTTATCTATTAAGAGTTGGAGAAAGGCATGAATTTCATGACCTCATCTGTTAAGAACCGATTATCATCAGTTCTTTCTTCGTTAATCTCCCGATCTGCATTGGAGATAACAATAGCTTTTTCAGATGAGACAAATGCCTCGTCCTTGGAAGCCTCTAAATTTTCAACTTCTTCCTGAAGTTGACCGTTAACACCCCGAAGCTCTTCAACTTCAGATTCCGACAGCGATACTTTATTGTCTAGTACTTTAAGAGTTCCTTGAAGTTTTTCATTCTCATCAACAAGCTTATTCACTTGATCAACAAGGACATCAAATTCTTCTTGAAGTTCTCCATAATTACCAGTCATTTCAGTTAACGCATTTCCTTCATCTTTTTCAGAGAGTTCTAGTGACATCAAAGTTCTTACTGATTCAAATAATCTAGCGTTTCTAAATACTTCATCCTCTTCGGATAATTCAGCAAGAGCTTGTTCTTTTAATTGATCAATCTTAGTTCTTAAGTAACCATTTACTTTAGCTTCTAAGAGTGATACTTTTTCTTCTACCTGCTCATTAATAGTAGAATCTACCATCTTGAAAATTTCTTCAACAGTAGATTCATCTAGCCCATCAGGCAAAATTTCTGCAATATTTTTTAATTTACTCATTAGTTATAAATCTCCTATGCATAAGTAGTTACTACGCTCAATAAATAATTTTAATTTTTTTTTAAAAATGTAGGCGTTGGTTAAAGAGTCCCTACTTCTTGCTCCCGATTCAATTGTTCCATTTTTTTCGCTTCCTCTTCCTCTTCTTTTTTCTGTTTTCTTTTCTCCATATAGTCTTGGGCTGCTTGAACATTCTGTCGTACCGTAGAGCCAGTCTTCGCTTTGGATGAGCTACGCCCACCAGTCTGTGCTGCCTTTGTCCCTGCACGCCCAACAGTCTGTGCTGCCTTCGTCCCTGCACGCCCAACAGCACTAAGAACCCTGGATCCCACACTCGCTGCCACCCTAGCTGCTCCCGCCGCCAGCGCCCCAATAGCAACTTCATCAACTCTATAGCCCATAGACTCAGCAATCAGCCTGCCGATTAGTCGGTACTCAGTCCACTCAGGTAATTTACCAGTTGGTCCTACAACCCCTGATCTTCCTGTACTACTTCTACGTCTAAGAGTAGTTCTCAAACTTTGTCTGCTTAATTTCTGCTCACCTTTAGCAGCAGCTAATCTACCGTGAAGTGCCCTTCGCGCTTCAGCAGCCTTCCCTGCTCTCTCGGCTTTTTCCGCAGCAATTGCTTCTGGACTCAGCTTCCCTAGAGGAGATGGAGTAACTGGCTCTTCTTCAGCAGTTTCTCGTTCTTCCCTATCTTTTTGTGCTGCTGCTGCCTTTGTGTCTATCTCTTTCTGTCGTGCCTTAGCATTAGCTTCTTGCCTCTTCATCGCACGCTCTACATTTTTGCTGATACGATCAGCCTCACTCTTATGTAGTAACTGTTGTGCTAACCTTCTATTGGCAGCACCNCCAGTTATTCCTCCTTGCAGAGTACCAGCTACTCCTTCTGAGATATTTTTTTTACGTATAAAATACCGACCTAGAGATACATAAGGATCATTAGGCATTTTTTTGTGCTCTACCTCTAACTACCTCAGCAATTCTATGCCAATGACCATCAGCCTTTACTAGTTCGAAAGTTTCATTCTTCTCTTCACATGCAAGTTTTTTCGCTCTCTTTTTAGCAGCCTTAGTGCCACCTTTTATTCCAGAATAACCTCGTTTTGCATCTTCTTCAATCCAAGGCTTATAAGCTTCACGCATTTTGGACTCAAGCATGGTAACAAAGTTACTTTCTTTCTGTAACTTACTCTGAGTCTCTCTAGCAAATTTAGATTGAGTAGACTCAGCAATGCCAGGATAAGCTCCTCTAGTTGAAGGATCAGCAACTAGATCGAAGGTTACTAATTTAAAGTCTTCATTAACAACTTTATTTCCTGTATGATCTTCGGATAGTGTTCCCATACCCCTTGAAGAGATGCCAATCTTTACTCCACCATTAATTAAGGCTTGAGCGGTAAGCCCAGCAGGAGTCTTAAGAACCTCAGCTTCTCCAATAACTTCATTACCTTTCATTTCTAACTTAGTAACTAGATGAGAAGCATTAGAAAGTTTTACAGTCTCATTTTGGGGGTGATCAAGCTCCCCACATAAGCGTCTCTCAGTTATTAGAGGTTGCAGCTTACTGATTTGTCCTTCTAGAACTGCGGTAGGATAAATTCTTCCATTATTATTAGCTTCCATAGCTCTCTGAAATGTACCCCGAATTTTCATCACTCCATTTTTACTGCCCTCTTCAATAACTTGAAGATTTTCTATAATAAATACGTCTTGTAATAATTGCATGTTATTTCTTCTTTTCTCCTTTATCTAAGCGACCATCTTTGCCGCCAATCCCTCTTTCTTTTCTTATAGTTCTACTTCCATATTTTTTTGCTAACTTATCAGACGCAGTTCCGTGTCTCAACATAGTGCGTGCTGCATGCTTTGTAACACTAGCAAAATCTGATGAAGGCGTTGAACTTCCTTTTGTAAACCCCTTAGCGATCTTTCCTTTTCCACTCTTCTTACCCCACTTTCCTTTGGAAGTAACATACAATCTTCCAGCAGACTTTGTAGACCAAATTTGCCCATAGTAAGTTTGGCTGAGAGCGTCCTTAATACTTTTATATGTTTTTACTCTTCCTTTTCTCGATTGAGTTATAGTTTTTTTGGCCCCTTCTCTAGATGTATATTTTTCGCGTCCCTTAATACTTCCTCTTTTAGCTTCATTAAGTACATCTATTGCTGCCAGTATATTCATTTACTTTCGAGACCTTCTAGCCATTGCCTGTTTAAATACATCTCTAGAATTTTTAAAATTACTAGGAAGAGTAGCCTTAGTAGAAGATCTATAACCTCTTGCAGATGGTATTTTTACTTCCCCACTAGGCCCAGCTAAATTCATACCAATTTGTCCTGTAGTAGTTGTTGCCATAGTCATTTCAGATAAAAGTTCTTTTACTTCTCTCAGAAGACCTAACAATTCATCTACCTTTTCTTCTGCAATTAAAGAAGGTTCTTTAATTTCTTCCTTCTCCTCGGGATCTGTCCACACTATTTCAGGAATAGCTTCAGCAGGGGGAGAGGTTTGAGGATGGAATGCCTCACCTAAAATTTCCTCCATCATTGTATTGGGAATTTGAGTGCCTCTAATATCTCTCCCAGCAGGGGCAGCCTGAGGTGCGTTTCTATCTCTAGAAGGAGGAAGGGCTTTCCCTTGTTGAACATCCTCTACCTCTCCTTGAATTAGTTTTTCTGCGAAATCTCCTATACTATTCATAATAATAGAGACCTAACGTTACTCTTGTTCTAAGCCACTCATAAGAAGATCTTTAAGGGCCGAATCAATTACTTGATCCACTTCCTCTTCATCTTCGTTTAGAGCAGAGAGACGTTCAATAAGACCAAGAATTACATCCATATGCTCAACGAGACGCTCTTCATCAATAGCCTCCTCAAGCTGAGAAATACAAAGGGGACAAACATGAACAGCCTCTTCAAGGTCATCATCGTCATCGCCATTGTCATCCTCATCATCGTCCTTNTTCTTCTTCTTTTTCTTTTTGGACTTGTCACCCTTTTTGCCTCCGAATGCTTTGGAGTCACCATTCTCTTCATCATCGTCTTCCTCTAGTGGCTTCTGAATCTCTTCAGCTTCCTGTGCTTTACTCTCGGAGAGGNTAATTCCACACTTACCCCAAGCTGCTGATTCGAGAAGCTTATCACGAAATTCGTCGTTCAATTTAAAATTTTGCATATCATAAATCCTTTATTCTTTTGGAGATATCTTATCTCTACCTGTATTTAGCAAAGCTTACCGAATAAACTGTTTTTATTTTATTTTTTGTAGATCCTACCTAGTTCTAGAGGAAGAACTAGCTTTAGTAGA